GAAGCATCTTCTACAACTTTTTTCTTAATTGCGAGTAGACGTTCTTTGAGGGATGTGGGTTTTTGCGACATATTTTTTCCTTTACGAAATGTGTTAATTAGTGCGATTTTTACGATTGTATACGATTATCTTCTTTGGTCAATGTCATTTGCAAATATTTTGAAAACATTTCCGAATTAATTTTTCCGAGGAAGACTCTATATTTAGTAGTCTTTTTTAGAAGAGTTGAAACCACAATATTGGTTTCATATTGAAGTTTCCACGAATCTAAAAATTTGTATATTTCATTGAGTATTATAAGAGATTCCAAGGTTACTCTTTTTTCCATCACCATTTTCAAAAGATAAGGGAATCCAGTTACTCCGGTTTCGAATGCACGTTCCATCGATCCGCAGGTAGAATAAATTTCCATAACGTCTTTCTGAAAAACAGTTTTAATGTTTTTAATTCTAGACATTCTATTTTTGTGTAAGACACCGGTTTCATGGGAAAGAAAATCCAAGAGATAGTTCTTGTCAGTTTCCACATATCCAGAAACAAAGTAATTTATTATTCTCAACTTATTAGTAGCCTTACGAGACAACGCTTTAAATAGTTTTTTATCGTTTCTCTTATTGAATATATCAACAGACATTCGAATAGGAGACTTGAAAAAATCAAACCTATCTTGAGTGAAATGGAGTTTCACTCTTATATAAAGAAGAAACACATCATAATCACTTAGTATCATCTTCTAAATCTTCTCGTTCCACTAATCGTTTCAAAGCTTTTTGAAGTTCTACGTGAGAATCAACTTCTTCATATTGAACATAACAGGGAATCCAACCATCCTTACAATACAAGTCATACTTGCCATGATGATCGTTTTTAATACTTGGAAACATTCCTAAATCAAACGGAACCGATTTCTTTTCATTCGATACCCAAGCATTTATAATTCTACCATGCTCGGTTATTACAGCACTGTAGTATAAACCATTGGCAATATCGGTTATGAATCCATACAGTTTTGTTTTGGGTTTTTTATCTTTACTCACAACGTAAATTAGAAAATAGACTTAGATTTTTTGGGTAACATGTTTAATCTGGTAGCTTCCGTCTTCAAAAGATCCTTCATATAAGAAGGCATGAGTTTTCTCAACTTTGCATAATCAATATTATTATCATCTGCAAAATCTAGAATTGCTTCCATGTATGTACACGACTTTTCTTTCATAAGAGATTCGATTTCTCTAACAAAATCAGCCGGTGTTATAATTGATATCGACATTAACACTTATCCAAAAACCCATGCTTATCTAATAATAAAAACATTTCATCGTCATCTAAAAATACCGAAAGATCGAAATCGTCTCTTGATAATGTTTCTACTATATTTCCATTTAGAAATATTTTCAATAGACCATGACGAAATTCTATAATATATTCACCGGATTCCCACCGACATGGACAACTAAGTTTTGTTCTCTTTGTTTCAGATTTCTTGATCATTAGTAAACCTCGGTAATGCTTCACCAGACAGTCTTCTAATAGTTGCACGACGTTCAGATTCCGATTCTAATTTTCTGATATTGTTTTCAACATTAGAAAGATAGTCACTCTTTAGGATGGTTCTGTTTCTTTTATGATTGAAGGTTTCCTGCAAACTTGTCCTCGCCTCAAGACAACGTTCAAGTTTTAGCTTTAATTGTTCATCTGTAAGTATCGACACATCTTTTTGCATGTTATCCCCTAATCATAATCACCATCGTGATCTCTAAACCTCATTATTTCTTTTTTCTTTTTCGAAAATGATTTCATAATTAAATTAGAATCATAACCTTCTTCGATAAAGAAATCGGGATCCGAATTGACATCATTGATTGTTAGAATGTCGAACAATTCGTTCAGTGTTATATTGTTGGCATCAAATGAATATTGAGACTCTAGAACTTTTCCGTCTGTTACCTCAATTGCCTTGGTATAATCGTTTGTTTTATATGGGGAAATCTTCAGTAGTGCAATTCCCTGTTCATACAAAATGTGTGCACATCTTCCACATTCAGTTCTTCCAGTAAATTGCAAAGGAGACTCGGACAAGACTTTTACGGTGTGCGGTAATATTTTCTGAATCATTTAATCAGCAGTGAAACTTTTGTTTACACCATCAAGAAACAAAGAAGATGGTTTTATGGTTGTACTATTTTTAGTTTCTTTTGTAAAATCATTTTCGAAACATTTTTGTGAATTTTCTAATTTTTTAAAAGAATCTGGAATTCCGTTACCGTTGTCCATCCAAGGTTTGGTTTCCATTTCCTGTAAAAAATCTTGGGCAGTTGGAATAAATTTCATCTTAAAATCTTCAAGAACATGAAATTCTGCAACGTCTCGTGTAGAAACAACCTTACCGTCACTATTGGTAAGTGTAAGACCGAATATTTTTTCTATGATAACTGAAATGAACCAAGCATTGTGGGTAATGCTCTGTGCCTGTGATCGGCGATTGCACCTTTAGAACTATCCATAAGGTTATGGATTTCTATATAATCTTCGGGTTTTCCACCCCATCGTTTGACCGATGATTCTGCATGAATGAAAGGTTTTGCCATAATAATCTAAAGAAAGGTTTTAGTTTGTTTCTGTCCTCGTTCTACGGCAAGAAGATTTTTTTATCTTCGCGCAGCAATTAACGTCTATTCTCTTTTCTCTATCTCGCGGTAACAAACAACATAGTTATAGGGTAGACTTCTTGCCGTTACGCTGAATTCTACAGCACATCAGGAACGTCCGACAAAAACAACCTAAAAACTCTCTTTCCACAAATTGTACATACTATATATAAAAACTTCTACTTAATGTTTTTAACATGTTTTAGAAGGTCTTCCAATAGGTACAACACCCTATATTTAAATTCTTTACTAGAAATATCAGAAACTCTTTCTAATGGATCCCATCCCTTCATAGAGGGGTTCATTTCTACCAATTCTAGAAGTGCCTTATATTCATCCCCAAAAACACCAATCAAAACCTTTTCAATATCTTCCATAACACGATATATATTTATGTATTTTTTGAGGTAGCAGACCAAAAATTGTTATATAATTCTTCAAAGGTTCCGTTATTTTTAATGATTCCATCCCATTGCGAAAAATTATCTAATGCCGTTTCTGAAATATGTTGCGATCCTGATATGGATTGTTTGTTTTCTCGGTCAATTCTATAAGCAGAAAAATTATATCCTTTCTTGATACAATGATTCTTTACCATCTGATATTCGATAGGGAATCTAAAATCTGGTATTACAACACCCCTAACTTTGGGATCGACAAACTTATCTATTTTCTTACATGCCATTCGAACCCAAATGTTTTCATCAATCTCTTTTAGATCTTGGGCAGCTTTTTGTAGAATTTCACGAGGGGTATAGAATTCTTTAAAAACGGGATGTGAAGATTTTTCGTATCGTTCGTCTGGAACTTCTTTTAAATCCCCATATACCTGTTTAACAGACAGATCGAACAATTGCATACAATAATCTTTTATTGCATCGGCAAAACCTACACGAATAAACTTATCATTGGTTACAAGCATTTCTGCAAGAGTGTCTTTTCCAGATCTTGCTTTATGTCCCAAAAGAACGACTTCCATATATACCTTTGATGAATGAAAATAAAAATGAAACATTTAAAATATATAAAATTACAAACACTGTCAACGGCAAGGTTTATATTGGTCAAACAATAAGAAACTTAGAGGATAGATTTAAATGTCACACGAGACAAAAAAATTGTAGAAAATTATATAATGCAATTCAAAAACACGGAAAAGAAAATTTTACAATAGAATTAATTGAATTTTGTTCTAATATAAAACAATTAAACGATAGAGAAATTTTTTGGATAAACACATATAAATCAAATATAACAGGTTATAATATTGAATTGGGCGGTAAAAATAAAATAACGCAGCAAGAGACAAAAGACAAACTTTCAAAATCTTTGAAAGGAAGAATATTTTCAGACTTACATAAAAGAAATATATCAATTGGAAAAACAGGAAATAAAAATCCACACTCTTTCGAACATATCCAAAAATTAAAAAATAAAAAAAGAACACAGGAACAGAAAATTAAATATTCTTTATGTAAATTGGGTAATAAAAATCCTAGCTATGGTAAACCTTCACCAAATAGAAAATCAATAAAATGCATAGAGACTAATACAGTATTTAATTCTATTACAGAAGCATCAATTTTAATGAAAATTGATGTAAGGCATATTTGTAACGTTCTAAAAAAGAAAAGACTCCATACTCATGGATTTAAATTTATATACTGGAACTCGCAATTAAATATTCCCGAACAAAACCAGAACGTATAATATCATTTATTGAAAATTCAATAACATCAAAGGATTTCATTTTATTTGCAATTTTCTTTAAATAATCTATTCCACTCGTTTGTGAATTTTTCTGCATAATTAGATCGCTTTGTTTATTATCACCGCAAATAATAACCTTACAATTTTTACCAACCCTTGTTAAAACACTATCTATTTCATGTGCGACCATATTCTGAACTTCATCCAAAATTAAAATAGAGTTATCAAAAGTAAGTCCACGCACAAAAGACGTTGGCATAAATTCTATAATAGATTGTTTCTTAAGTGTGTCATAACCCGATTTATTCTCTATTAAGTCATTGACAATATCTCTATATGGTTCTTCATACACGGAGATCTTTTCTGCAAGGGATCCCGGCAAAAACCCAACATCACGAGAAGAAACAATTGATCTAAAAATTATAATTCTAGATTTTGTTTTCTGTAGAATTTCAGACAAGGCAAAGTAAAGGGATATGTACGTTTTTCCGGTACCAGCACTACCACAGAGAAAAAGATTTTTACCCTCACCAAAAGATTGAAACGCCGTTTCCTGATTTTTTGTTTTTGGTGAAATGTATTTCAAACTAAAGGTATGCTGTGTTTTTTTCTTTTTTATCGATTCTTCATACTGGCTCAACTGCTCAATCGTATTAACGTCATATTTTGTAAGATTCTTTTTATTGCGTCTTCTTTTGTGTGACATTTATATGTTTATTTTACCTCGTGGATGTTCCTTTTTAATCTTCTGAAGCCTTTCTTTAAACGGAGTTGGTATCTTTCGTTCTCGGAAAATATTGTAACAGTCGACGACGGGGGGAGTACCCATTTGAATATGAATCGTCTTTTCTTTGTTGCAGTTTGGGCAAGGTAGGGTTTCAGGAATAAACCTATCATCTATTTTTAGAAGATCATCAAATTTGTGTTCGCATTCGGAACACTTATACTCGTAACTTGGCATAAAAATTCTTCACCATAATAATTAAATACACTTTCAATTGTATTTATACGGTGAAGAATTCTATTAGGCATAAGGAATGAATCTTTTCTGAGAATTACACTCAACTACCCAATCTAAGAGTTTTTGATTTTTCTGCATATGAAGAAAGATTTCCTTATTATCCATGGAGTACAGAACGTCCGGAAAGACCTTCTTTGCAAAGGAATCAGTGGTGTCTATGTATTCCATCAAGTTTTCTTCTAAAGTCTTAAGAAAGGCTATTACATCCTTTTGTTTAACAATGGTGCACAATGCAGCACCAATGTTGATATGAGTAACAGACCAGTATAGTTCTCCTTTTGCACCAATCTTTGGAAGTGCAACAAAGGGATGATCCTCGTGTGTAGTTAATCCAGAAAAACTAAACCCGACACTTTCGTCTGTGATTTCTAAATCTTTTTTAGGAACCGCATATTTAGAAATGCGAGTATATAGTTTAGGTTTTGCCATTATGTTTTATCCTTTTTCGTTCTATTGTTTTATCAATTTCACTTTTAATTAAAATAGGTCGATCAAACGCAGCCTGAAGTTTTTCCATGTCCGATTGCAATTCTTCAACCGTTACTCCAACCGCATATGTTGGTGTTACTCCATATGCAAACACATCACCGTCTTCATCGTAATACACAGAATGAATGCAATAGAATGGTTCACCATCAACATCAAAGTCTGCAAGAATTCTATAATTCCAAGTCATTATACTTTCGATTAAATATCTGATAATCGTTGTTTGTATTGTTCAATTAAATTTTCTAGAACTTCTATTGCAACAGGGTATCCAGAAAATTCAGCAACTTTATTTGATGCCTCTTGAACCTTTTCGAATAGCTTAGTTTCTTTTTCAGAATTTTTATAAACACATACTTCTTTTACCAAATTGTTTTTAACGTGAGTGAGGATCAAAAATCTCTCCCTCTTATTGGGAAGATAGTAACGATGCACTAGATTATTTTCAGAATTAACGGCGGTTTTAGAAATTCTATATTCACCATCTTCATCTAAAACAACACGAGGTGAACTTCCCAAAAAATCTCTTAATTGTCTTTTCATTTTTTGTTTCCCTTAAAAACAAACTTACTCTTATATGATGTCACAAAACGTGAATTGTTGCAAACAAAATCGCAACATTTTCGTCCCGGTAACTATCCGATTTTATTCGAGTCCCTAAATAAAAGAGAGATTTTCAAATAAAAAGACATATAACATGACATCTAAAGAAATAAATGAGGTAAAAAACCGGAACCTTCTTTCACCGGTCGGGTTCCAGTTTGTGATAGATCGCCTACCTAACGTTGAGTACTTCACCCAGAAGATCACGCTACCGGGTATATTCTCAACACCTATATCATCCCCCAATCCAAACGTTAAAATAAAGTACCAAGGTGACAGCCTAAATTTTGAAGAATTCTCTGTAGAATTTAAAGTCGATGAAGATCTTCAAAACTGGTTAGAGATCAAAAACTGGATGTTCGGATACACTTTTCCAGAAAAACAGCAACAGTTTTCAAACTTAAAACAAGGTTTGAATTTACCTGCCAACTTAAAATCAAATTTGCTGATCCCACCAAAAGAAGGATTTCTATATTCAGATGCATCCATTGTGATTCTAACCAACAAACACAATGCCAATTTCAGGTTTGATTTTAAAGATGCGTTCCCCGTTGCCCTTAGTAATATTCCAATGGATGTCACAAATACTGGAATAGACCACGTGACAGCGACGGCAACATTCTCTTATACTAGATTCGATGTGGAAAAAATAACTTAGAAATGATATAAAAACAATATGGCAACAGTTAGGAGAAAAAAGAAGGTTAAAGAAAAAAAATCTCCTAAAGATTATAAACATTGGGTAGAACTTCCTAAGAATGTAAAAGTATCATATTCAAATTTTGCGATTAGTGATTGTTCAGAAACAATTGCACGTAAAGAAGAAATGATGGCAGAATGTTGCGTAGAAACTTCTAAAATTCGCGTTTTCCCTGTTACATCAAAACATGAAATGTGCAACACTGTGCTTCATGAAATTCTTCATGCGATATGTTGGACACAAGGATTGAGTTCTACTCTATCATCCGCAACAGAAGAAAAGGTTGTCATTGCAATGGCAAACGGATTAACTCTTTTAATGAGAGATAATCCAGAGCTAATGAAATGGTTTAAAAAGAATTTGAAATAAAAAGGAAACAATTATTATGTTATTCAGTGATATACAAGTAAAAGAAATATGTGATTGCATCACTTTCTTGGCACTTTTTGGATTTCTTGCTTGGTCATTGCGATGAAATTAGAAGAAATTCTTGCACATTGGGAAGAAGATTCGAAAGTTGATACTACTGAGATCGCACAAGAAGCGATGAAAATATCAACGTTTCATCATAAGTATTTTAAAATGTTTCTGGTTGAAAGAACCATTTTGAAAAAAATGAAAGAGAAGCTTCAATTAACCAGACGTTTCAAATGGCGATACTACACCGGCAAATGTTCTTTAGAAGAATGTCGGGCAGAAGGTATTGAGCAGTTTCAAGAAAAGTTTCTAACAAAGGATGATATAACGCTATTCATTAACAGCGATAAAGACATCATCCGAGCAAATATAGAAATTGCAGAACAAGAAAATAAAACTGATTTGCTTGAAGGAATATTGAAACATTTAGTTAATCGTGGTTACAACTTAAAAACCGCAATGGACTTTATTAAGTATTCCGAGGGAATGTGACAGAACACGTAGAAGTAATCAAGGTAGATGAAGTCTACTGTTATATCAAAACGTCACGATCAGTAGAACGTGAACTGAATCACTTCTTTGCGTTCAGACCACACAACTTTCAATTCCATCCCAGATTTAAAATCAAGATGTGGGATGGCTATATCAGACTCTTTTCCGGTTTGAAGAAGACCCTGTACATCGGACTCTTACCATATCTGAAGAAATTTTGTGAAGAACACGAATACTCGTTAAGCATAGAAGAGTCGCTAGAAAATAAACAATCATACACAGACCAAGAATTAAACGGTTTTATAAATCAATTGAAACTACCCTACGAAACAAGGGACTACCAATTTGAGGCATTCAAACATGCGGTGAATGAACAAAGATCCCTATTAATATCTAGTACCGGTTCCGGTAAATCATTAATTCTATATCTAATAATTCGATTCCTTAAGAAGAAAACACTTTTAATAGTACCTTCCATAAGCCTTGTTGAACAAATGGCAGGAGACTTCGATCAGTACGCCGAGAACGATCCTACCTTTAGTTCCGATACTCACGCAAGTAAAATCTATTCAGACACAGAAAAGGATTTTACAAAACCTCTTGTGATCTCCACGTGGCAAAGTCTTCAAAAAATGAAGAAAGACTTTTACCAACAATTCGAATGTATCATAGTAGATGAAGCCCATCATGCCAAGGCAAAAGTTTTATCGGGCATTTTAGAAAAATGTACGCAATCTTCGTATAGAATTGGAACCACCGGAACACTAGATGGCATCGAATGTTCAAAGCTTACTCTTGAAGGATTGTTGGGAACCACATTGGATGTAACCTCAACGGACGAATTGATGAAGCAAGGATATCTTTCGAAGCTAAGTATTAAGTGCCTTATGTTCAAATATAACGATCCAACGAGGAAATTGGTTTCTAGGATGAACTATCAAGAAGAACTTGACTATATCCTTTCTCATGCCCGTAGGAATCAGTTTATTGCCAAGCTTGCCCTGAAGATGACAAGTAATACGCTTGTGATGTTCAACTTTGTGGATAAGCATGGTAAAATACTGTTTGAACTGATTAAAAAGTTTAATACCGATCCCGACCGCAAGATCTTTTGGGTTTCCGGAGAGACCGACCCGGCAACACGAGAAGAGATTAGGAAGATTACCGAGACCGAAACGAACGCAATTTTGATCGCTTCAGCCGGGGTTTTCTCGACAGGAATCAATATCAAGAACCTCGAAAATATTATCTTCACAAGTCCTTCAAAATCTCGTATAAGAGTATTGCAATCAATTGGACGAGTATTGCGAATAGGTAAATCCGACAAAGCAACGTTGTATGATCTCGTAGACGATCTATCGTGGAAGTCTAAGAAGAATTATGCACTGCAACATTTCTTATCGAGAATAAATACTTATAACGAAGAAAAGTTCAATTATAAATTGTATGATTTCATAATTGAGGCAAAAATTTAATATGGCAAAAACGGTAAAAATCCTAAAACTAGACCACGAATACATCATCGGGATTGTGGATTATGACTCACTCGATGAAATAATTGACGAGGTGGATTTAGGTACTATCCGTGTCGAATATCCAATGTCCATTACATACAGATTCGATGACACGAGCGAACGTTACCATATAGAAGTTACCATCTACGATCCAATGTCCTGTGATTCTTTTGCTGATATTGCTCGACATAAAATAATTAATCCTAGTAATCCTACAGAAGATGTTGAACTACATTATTTGAAATGTGCAGAGATGGAATATGATCTTAAACAGGTACATGTCGAAGAAATATCCGAAAATACGAAAGTAGAACTTAAAACAATGTTAGAAAAATTTGAAGTGGATAAAGACGAATACAACTGATTTTTATTTCCCTCATAAAATGCCTTTTTGATACCGGAAGCCTAACCACCTTCCGGTATTTTTTTATTCAAAAAACGAGATTTTCTCAGATCTGTCAACAAGAAAAAGTGTGTATATATCAATTTTTTTCTTCAATGATTTCAAGTACTTATGAATATTTTAAAAATATTTTCAAAACATTCTTGACGATATTTGAAAATCGTGATAATTCTCTTACTATATTCTCAATACAATAGTGAGAGAACGAAGTGAGCGAACGATTGATTGTATTGAGTTTCTAAGTTTTTAAAAGTTTAGTCTTTTATTATTACTTCGTAAATGAAGTCCGACGAGCGATAGCGAAGTCGCCGAACGAAGTGAGGGGTGTAATAATAACTTACTTTCATTTCCTCTCTTCGTTCGGAAATGGAGCAAAGCTCCAAATATTGAACATATATTTAAATCTTTTACGGCAGGAAAAGATCCATTTCTCATCCTCTCTTCGTTCGGATGAGTCTCGCTTCGCTCGACAACTTCTTTTTAAAAAATGTTTCTAAAGTGTATTGATTTCTTTTCTTTTGTAAGTTACTGTAATTACATGAAATTTTATTTTCGTTTAATTTTAGGAATTCACATGGAAAAGTATGCTGCAAAAATTACGAAAGAAGGAAACAAAAAAAGATGAATTAAATCATTATGTTAATAAGAAACATTTTCTAGGTTTAATGATTTCTTACAGAGAATCCGTACAGTCTTCTAAAGATACTGGATCACAAAAACCAAGAATACCAGACGAGATCGGTCAAGTCATTTTGGACATAGCAACCGGACTTGCAAGCAAATACAATTTTTCAAATTATCCTTTTAAAGAAGAATTGATCGGAGATGCAGTTGAAAATTGTTTGCGTTACATTGATAATTTCGATCCTGCAAAGAGTAACAATCCTTTTGGATACTTCACTCAGATAACTAAGTTTGCATTTTATAGAAGAATTGATTCAGAAAAATCGGTGCTTTATACAAAGTATAAGATTTTAGAACAAAATTCTATAAATGATTTATCCGATGTAAACAATCTTTACATTACACATAATGAAGAGAATGAATTACAACGACAAGAGTTTATGGATAATTTTGAAAAACGCTTAGAAAAGAAAAAGAAGTCTGTACAAAAAACTGATAAAAAGGTTACAGTGTCACTCTTCGGAATTTTTATATAGGATAGAAACATTTTATGGCTACAAAACAAATAAAGAAAAAACCAGTTTCAAAACAAAAAAAGAAACCAACTGCTACCAAGAAAGTTACGAAAAAGAAAGTAAAAAAGATTGTTCCTATCACAGCAGACTGCACCGGAATGATGTACACCACTTCTGAAACTTGTTGCGAGAATGATAGCTGTTCAACAGAAGAAACACCGAAAAGAGTTTTTAACAAATATCCAAAATGTCCGAAGAAGAGATTTAATCTTATTAAAAACCGTGTAATTCAGAAAGCAAAAGATCTTGTAATGTGGGTACCAGAAACCGCAACAGATCTTGTTACTGATTTGACAAACTATATTTTCAGACCCGATAACAAAATCACAGTTCCTTTGATCGGAAGAAATGATTATCACTCGTGTTCAGACAAAGTAAAATTCTATTTGCTTGAATCATTCTGTAAAGAATTGGAAACCGAATGCAAATATGTAACAGGATTGAAGAATCCATCACATGCAGAAGTTTACAAATTCATTGTAGAAAATGAAAACTATAAATCTGAATATTCCATCAATTTGACCGATGATGAGAAGAAAGTTTTTGCTGCATTTAAAACTACAATCGTAGATGAAATTTTAAGCATCTACTTATATTGGAGAGCAGAAAGACCGTCGATGGTTGAACTTCGTGAAACAATATCTAAAGTTGAATCTGATATTACACGAACCGCAATGGCAAGAAACGGGCGAACAAAAACATTTATGTTTGGTTATGATGAAAACGATGAGTTGGTACATGATTTTTTTGATGGTTACACCGAGCAAGAAAAACAAGATCAAATGGCAATGTTTAGACTTGATCAAGATCTATGGAACGCACTCTGTGTGAGGGATCAAAGATGTACATTGTTTGCACAAAT